AGCCAGAATTGACGCCGCCAATGTAGATGCTGACGCATCCCCTGGCGGCGTCAATTCTGGCTTTGGCTCGCCCGATGGGCTTGGCGAGGGTTGGGCCGACGTTGACTGGGGTGCGACTATCGACGCTGCCCCCGCTTCTGCTCCGTCATCTGTCGCCTCTACCGGCCGCGGGTTTGGGCAAGCTGGTTTTGGTACTATGGGCAGCGCCCTTGGAACTATGGCTGGCCTAGCTACAGGTATGCCTGGTTTGGGGTTGGCGGGGGCCACGCTGGGTACTGTGGCCGACGTGCAAGCTCTGAACGCCGACCTTGAAAGCATGGGTCTGCCGGGCAACGTCTCATTTGGCCCTTCGCTGGCCAGCAATATGTCGTTTGGCCTTCTTGGCGAAAGCCCTGTCAGCCAGTTTGGCAACATCATGGGCTTTGACGCGTTGGCCGAAGCGCCGCTTTCGTCCTTTTCCAACCCTGTCGGGCCTCCTTCAGACGCGCCTCCCTCAAGCGGAGGAGACGGCGGCGGTGTTGGTTTTATGCCGCCCGCCCAGACCTCTCCGTTCATCGCCCCGACCCGCAGTGCCTTCCCAGCCAGTCAGTTCCTGCAGATGCTGGCGGCCTCTCAGAACATCGGCGCGCCGCGGTCGCCCTTCGGTGGCAATTACGCCGCCTCGACTTACGCCCCTCCGGCAACCATGCCGATGCGGCCCATGTTTAACCTCGCGCCGCAGAGGCCGATCGGGCTCGACTACGGCGGGCTGCTGTCGCCGTCTGGCTACGACCCGACGCGGAGGTTCCTGTGAAGACGCCGGCTTGGCAGCGCGCTGAAGGTAAGAACCCGAAGGGCGGGTTGAACGCTAAGGGCCGGGCGTCCGCTCGCGCCGAGGGCATGAACCTCAAGGCGCCTGTAAAGTCTGGAGACAACCCCCGCCGGGCGTCGTTCCTGGCGCGGATGGGGAACATGCCGGGCCCTGAGTACAAGGATGGCGAGCCGACGCGGCTGTTGCTGTCCCTGCGGGCCTGGGGCGCGTCGAGCAAGGCGGACGCAAAGTCGAAGGCCAAGGCCATTTCGGCGCGGAACAAAGGGAAGGCGTGATGAAGAAGCCAGTCTGGAAGACGCCCGACCCGACCAAGGGCGACAAGAAGCTGACGCCAGCGCGCAAGGCTGCGGCGAAGCGCATGGCCGAGAAGGCCGGGCGCCCCTATCCGAACGCTGTTGACAATATTCGTGCAGCTGCAAAGGCCAGGAAGAAGTGAGCAAGGTTCTGGCGCTCTTTTCCACGAAGTTTTGCCCTGGCTGCAAAACGGAAAAGGCTGTTACTTCTGACTTTTGGGAGGGGCAAAGCCAGTGCATTGCGTGCTCCAAGGAGAAGCAGAAGACGGCCTGGAGCAGCCGAACCCCCAAGAAGCGCCTTGAGCAGCATCTGAAATACAAGTACGACCTGACGGTCCAGCAGCTTGTCGATGCTCTTGAGGCCCAGTGCGGCGGCTGCGCAATTTGTTGTGACCCGCTGCCCGATCTCATGGTTTACGACAACCGCCGCAGGGGTTACGCGATCGACCATAACCATGAGACGGGCGAGTTCCGGGGCGTTTTGTGTTTGCCATGCAATTCGATGCTTGGCATGGCGAAGGACAGCGCCGCCCTTCTTGAGAAAGCGGCTTCCTACTTGAAAGCGCGCGGGTCGTATCACCGCCTCCGCGCCGCACGGAAGGGTAAGTGATGTCCGAGATGATGGGCGAGTACGAAGACAGCGAGGCCTGCCCGGCTGCGACGGGCGACCTGACGCTGAACCTGCGCAACCGCGGGCGCGCCATCGACAAGGCCGACTACGGCCCGATGAACCCCAACGAGCCGAACGAGCAGTATTGGCAGCGCATGGCTGCGCGCTGGGACGTGCCGGCCGAAGAGGCCAAGACCATGCGCTGCGGCAACTGCGCAGCGTTCAACCAGACCTCCAAGATGCTGACCTGCATCGAGAACGGGATGTCGGAGGACGCGGGCGAAGACGCCATGGAGGTCGTTGAGGCCGGCGATCTGGGTTTCTGCGAGATCTTCGACTTCAAGTGTGCAGCAGGCCGAACCTGCTCTGCGTGGATCGTTGGCGGCCCCATCAAGGATGAGGGTGACGACGAGGAAGAAGACGACGAAGACGAGTCCGAGTACGGCGAGGATGAGGAAGGCTCGTACGAGGACATGAGCGCCGAGGAGGAAGAATGAACGTCTCGATCTGCGTACCGGCCCGCGACGAGGTCGCGACCGGCTTCGCGCACGATCTGGCGATGCTGTCGGCGCGCTGGTACGGCAACGCACCGCCCGGCACGCGGTTTGACGTTCACATCGTCAACGGAACGCTAATTGCGGACCAGCGGGCCAAGCTGGCGCACATGGCTCTGACCGCAGGAGCGGACTACGTCCTCTACCTCGACAGCGACATGCGCTTTCCCTCTTACCTGCTGGAGAAGCTGATCGCGCACGACAAGGACATCGTGGCCTGCAACTACGCCACACGTCGCCTGCCGGTGAAGACGGTGGCCTTCAGCGACTTCGCTACGCTGAAGTGCATCTACTCGCATGATCGCACGGGGCTCGAGGAAGTTGATGCGATCGGCATGGGCGCGATGCTGGTGAAGACCGCGGTCTTCAAGAAGCTGCCACAGCCCTGGTTCAACGTGTCCTACCTGCCGCGCGGCGGAATGTACGTCGGGGAGGACATCTACTTTTGCAAGTTGGCCCAGGCCAACGGCTTCAAGGTGCTGGTGGATCACGATCTGTCGAAGGACGTGAAGCACATTGGCGCGATGGAGTTTACGCATGACCATGCCGAAGCCTGTCGGGCGGATCTTCCGACCGACGTGGAGGAAGCCGCGAGCAAGATCATGGAGAGCGCAGCATGAAAAGCATGTCGAAGGCCCAGAAGAAGGTCGGCAAGGTCATGGGCGAGTACAAGGCGGGCAAGCTGCATTCCGGGTCCAAGAAGGGCCCGGTGGTGAAGAGCCGGGACCAGGCGATTGCCATCGCTCTGAGTGAGGCTGGCAAGGCGAAGAAGCGTTGAAGCACTATTTCGACGAGATCCAGGGCTGGTTCAACTTCTCCCAGGCCTACCGCGACGCACTGCGGGAGGCCGGGGAGGGCTCTGTTTTCGTCGAATTGGGCTGCTGGAAAGGCCGATCGGCCTGTTTTCTGCTCGTTGAGGCGCTTCAGAGCGGAAAAAACCCGTCTATTTTCTTCGTTGACCACTGGGGCGGCTCGAACGAGCCAGAACACCAGACAGACCCCGAACTTGAGCAGGTCTACGAGGTGTTCCTGGCCAATATCGCCCGTGCGGGCTACCCGAAGGCCAATGTTGTGCGGATGGCCACCGCAGAAGCTGCTGGATTGTTCCGTGCGGAGAGTGTTGACTTCATCTGGGTCGACGCCGGGCATGAGTACGACGAGGTGAAGGCCGATTTGCAGGCTTGGTGGCCCAAATTGAAGCCCGGCGGCGTGATTGGTGGTGATGACCTGCCCATGGACGGTGTAAAGCGGGCTGTGAGTGAGTTTTTCCCAAGCCACGAAGTCGGCTCCGAGGCGGGCTGGCAGTGGTGGCGTGTAAGGAAGAAGGTCTAAACCATGGCTCAAGGCATTACCCCTGGGCGATACGACCCCGACGTGGTGAACATCCCGGCGCGTAGCGACGTCTACAACGACGAGACGGGCTACATGCTGCCGCAGAACGAGCCCATGGATGACGAAGAGTTCCGTTACATCGTCTTCCAGGCGATCACGGACTCGCAGACCTACATCGACAGCTACCTCGCGCCCCAGCGCGAGCAGGCGATGGCCTACTTCCTGGGCGAGCTGTTCGGCAACGAGGAAGAGGGCCGCAGCCAGGTCATCATGACCGAGGTGCGCGACACCATCCTCGCCATGCTGCCGTCCCTGCTGCGGATCTTCACGGGCGGCGACAAGGTCATCGAGTTCGTGCCGAAGGGCGCGGAGGACGTGCAGGCCGCGGAGCAGGCCACCGACCTCATCAACTACGTCTTCATGCAGGAGAACCCCGGCTTTCGCATCCTGCACGATGCGATGAAGGATGCCCTCGTCCTCAAGACGGGCGTACTGACCTGGTACAAGGTCGACTACGAAGAGGTCGAGAGCTACGCCTACTCCGGCCTGCTGCCGGAAGAGATCGCCCTGCTGACGTCGGACCCCGACGTGACGGTAGAGAGCCTGACGGAAGTTACCGACCTGACGACTGGCGTGACGCAGACCGACCTGCGCATCCGCCGTGTGAAGCGCAACCCGCGCTACGTCGTCGAGTGCATCCCGCCGGAGCAGTTCCTCATCGACAATGAGGCGACCAGCATCGACGAGGCGATCTATGTCGGCCGGCGCAAGCTGGCGACAATTTCCGAACTTGTCGCCATGGGCTACCCTCGCGACATCATCGAACAGAACGCCGGCACCGGCGGGTTCGACATGAACAACGAGGTTCTGGTCCGCAATCCGGCCGACCAGAGCTTCTTTGGCATCACGCAGACCACCGACGAGACGACCGACAAGGTCTTCTACGTCGAAAGCTACATCCGTGCTGACCGCGACGGCGACGGCATTGCCGAGCTGCACAAGGTCTGCACCGTCGGCAACGGCGCCTACATCCTGCACAGCGAAGTGGTGCAGAAGGCGCCCTTCTCGCTGCTCGCGCCTGACCCGACGCCCCACACGATCTTCGGCCAGTCCATCGCGGATCAGACGATGGACCTGCAGCTGATCAAGTCGTCGATCATGCGCAACACGCTCGATAGCTTGGCGCAGTCGATCCATCCGCGCACGGTGGTGGTCGAAAACCAGGTGCATATGCCCGACGTGATGAACGTCGAGACGGGAGCGGTCATCCGTGCCCGCGCGCCAGGCGCCGTGCAGCCCCTCACGATGCCGTTCGTGGGCCAGCAGGCGCTGGGCGTCATGGCCTACCTGGACGAAGTGAAGACGCAGCGTACGGGCATCTCGCGGGCCTCCCAGGGCCTCGACGCTGACGTCCTGCAGTCCACCACCCGTTCCGCGGTGCAGGCCCAGCTGTCGTCCTCCCAGGAGCGCATCGAGATGATCGCGCGCCTGTTTGCGGACGGGCTGAAGCGGTGCTTCCAGGGTCTTCTGGGGCTGGTTGTCCAGCACCAGGACAAGGCGAAGATCATCAGACTGCGCAACAAGTTCGTGCCGATCGACCCGCGGGGCTGGGACGCCTCGATGGATATGGTCGTCAACATCGCGCTGGGCCGCGGCTCCGACGAGCAGCGCATGGCCTTTCTGATGCAGATCATCCAGCAGCAGAAGGAGGTCATCCAGACCTACGGGCCCTACAACCCGCTGGTTGACCTCACTCAGCTTCGGGATGCGCTCGCCCAGGTGACGCAGCTGGCTGGCTTCCAGGATCCAAGCCAGTTCTGGAAGGAAATCAACCCGCAGGAGGTCCAGGCCTTCATGCAGCAGATGGCGCAGGGGGCCAACAAGCCCGACCCGGCCCAGCTGCTGGCCCAGATCGAGGCGGACAAGGTCAAGGCCGACATCCTCATCAACGCGGCGAAGCAGGAGCTGGAGCGCCAGAAGGCCGCAGCCCAGGCGGACCTTGAGCGCGACAAGCTCTACATCGACGCCATGATGAAGGCGGCCGAGATCCAGGCCCGCTACGGAGCCCAGATCGACATGGCGCTCATCAAGGCCGAGGTCGACCGTCAGCGGACTGAGATCCAGGGGATGTTCCGCACTGCCCAGGGCCCGCTGCCCCCGCAGATGCCGGTACAGGCACCCGCACCGCTCATGCCGCCGGGGGCCATGTGATGTCCTCCTACGAACAGGAAGAACTTTGGCGGGCGGCGCAGTCCCTTCACCGGGACGGCGCTGCGCAGGAGGTGCTGAAGCGCATGGAGGCTCGGTGTGTGGCCGAGTGGATGCTTTCGGACCCGACCGACGGGGCCAAACGAGACGCCGCGTACCACATGGTGCGCGCCGTAACTGCGTTCAGACAGGAGCTGGAGGCCTTGGCCTTGGAGCCAACCGTGTCGCAGTTCAATCGACGCTTGAAGATGGCGTCACGCAAGGAGTAGATACTTTATGGCCGAGCAGTCGCAGCCAAGCGAAATCGGTTTGACAGAGGCCGCTGGTCGGATTTCCAGCCTGCTGGGAGGGGGTGACCCCGAACCCACAGTTGGGACGCCGAAGAAGGCTTCTGCCGCAGTCGAGGAGACTGAGGCGTCGGCGGACCTAGACGACGAGACTGTGCCCGAAGGCGACGAGGCAGCGGATCAATCCGCGTCGTCCGAAGGCGAGGGATCTGGGGACGTCGAGGACACTGAAGGGGAGGCCGATGGCGGTCTGAAGCCTGACACTCTGGTCACCGTCAAGATTGACGGCAAGACCCAGCAGGTCACGCTGAAAGAGGCGCTGGATGGCTACCAGAGGCAGTCCGATTATTCGCGGAAGATGCAAAAGCTTCGTGATGAAGCCGTTGCATTCCAAGCGGATCGCCAGCAGGTGGAAGTGGAGAGGGCGCAGTACGGCCAACTCCTGGGGGCTCTAAGGCAGCAGCTGGAGCAGATGCAGCCGCAAGAGCCAGACTGGGAAAAGCTGCACCGGGAAGACCCGCTCAATTTCCCGATCGTTGAGAAGCAGTGGCGCGACTACAAGGAGCGTCTGGCCGCGACGAGATCCGAGCAGGAACGTCTGGCCTCTATTGCCGCTCAACAGGAGCAAGCTGCACTACGGCAGCAGATCGAGCAGGGGCGTCAGTTCCTGCTTGAGAAAATGCCGGAGTGGAAGGACACGGCGAAGTGGGACGCCGCGCGTAGCAACCTTCGTGAGTACGGCCGTACGGTCGGTTACTCGGACGAAGAACTGGCGCAGGCGTATGACCCGCGAGCGGTCCTGGTGCTTGAAAAGGCGCGTCGATACGACGCCCTCATGGCCAACCGCCCGAAGCCGACACCGGCCCAGGGCCCGAAGCCGATGAAGGCAGGATCGAACGCTTCCTCTCCGAAGCAGGCGACCGACGTTCAGCGAATGAGACAGCGTCTCAAAGCAACGGGCCGAGCGGATGACGCCGCGAGGCTTTTCGGTCTACTCGATCAGAGGAAATAACCCATGCCCGCAGTTAGCAAGGCGACGACGTACGACAACGTCAACGCAATTCGTGAAGACCTCAGCAACATCATCTACGACATCAGCCCGGTCGACACCCCGTTCATGTCGAACATCGGCCGCGACTCGGCCGATAACACCTACTTCGAGTGGCAGACCGACCAGCTGGCCGGCGCTGACACTGCGAACGCGGTGATCGAAGGTGCCGACGCTGGCGACGCCGACTTCACGGCGACCGTTCGCGTGGCCAACTACACGCAGATCTCGCGCAAGGTGATCTCTGTCTCCGGCACGGCCGACGCGGTGAACACCGCCGGCATGCGCACGCTGATGGCCTACGAGACGGCCAAGAAGGCGAAGGAGCTGAAGCGCGACATGGAGGCCATCCTCACCAGCAACCAGGCTGGCGTGGCGGGCAACAACTCCACTGCGCGTCGTACTGCCGGCCTGCCGACGTGGCTGCTGTACAACTTCCAGGCCAATGCGGCGACCGTGTCCGAGATGTCGGGCGCGAACGGCAACGGCTTCCCGGACACCGCCTGGACCGGCCTCTCGACCTCGACCGACGTCGCCCTGACGGAGACGATGCTCAAGACGGCCATCCAGCAGGTCTGGACCCAGGGCGGCGACCCGAAGGTGTTCATGGTGAACGCCTATAACAAGACGGTTGCGTCCAGCTTCGTCGGCATCGCGCCGAACCGCGTCACCTACAACCAGGTGAAGCCGGTCGCGATCGTGGCGACCGCGGACGTGTACCTCTCCGACTTCGGTGAGGTCGCCATCGTCCCGAACCGCTTCCAGCCGGGCAACTTCGCCTTCGTGCTGGACCCGGAGTATGCTTCCGTGTCGTACCTGCGTCCGTTCCGCACCTTCGATATCGCGAAGACGGGCGACAGCGACAAGAAGGAGATGGTCGTCGAGTACGGGCTGCGCATCAAGAGCCAGCGCGCACACGCGGTCATCGCCAACCTTATCGCTTCGTGACTAGAATGGGAGGCGCCTTCGGGCGCCTCCCGCCTTCCTAGGGAAAGCACATGGCTGACGAATACGCTCCTGCGTCGTTCAATCTCTCCTACGACAGCCTGACTGGCACGCTGCAGAAGATGCACATCACGCCGGACCAGAAGCTGATCTTCGAGACGACGTGCAACATCGACGCGATTGCGGAGCGCGCCCAGGCTGAGATGAACGAGACATCCCGCACGCAGAAGAGCGGGGACATGGTCAAGGTCGCCAGCCTGCCGATGATGGTCTACCTGGATCTGAAGCAGAGAGGCATCCTCGACGATCGACCCGCCATGCGTAAGTGGCTGTCCAGCGACGAGGCTCGTCCGTATCGCACGCATTGGATGAAAAGCTGATGCTGTCTGATCGGGATAAGCAGCGGTTTATGGCCAGAGTATCGCCGGAGCCTAATAGTGGCTGCTGGCTTTGGCTGGGCAACGTGAATGCGGGCGGCTATGGGCGCTTCGGTTACGAAGGGCGCATTGAGCTTGCGCACCGCACCGCCTTCAAGATTGAGAACCCCTTAGACCCCGATCAAGTTGTGTGTCACAAGTGCGATATGCCCGCTTGTGTCAATCCGCTGCATCTCTTTGCCGGGACCAAGTCGGACAACAGCGCGGACATGGTGAAGAAGTCGCGCTCGTCGAGGGGTGAGCTCAGGCCTGATGCGAAGCTAACTGATGCCGCTATCCAGGACATGCGCACCCGACGCATTTCGCAGCGGGCTTTCGCTGCGCTCTATGGTGTAACGCAAGGGCGCGTAAGCGAGATCCAGTCGTGCAAACGTTGGAGGCATGTCGCATGATGATCACAAACTATGCCTCGCTCCAAAGCGCGATCGCGGACTACTTGAACCGCCAAGATCTCACGGCGCAGATTCCACTTTTTATCCAGTTTGCCGAGGCGGACCTCAACACCCGCCTCCGCTGCCGGGAACAGATCATCCGCGCCGAGGCGACCAGCGATGCCGAGTTCGTGCAGCTGCCCGGCGACTGGCTTGAGGCCATCAACCTGCAGATTGTGGACGGGACCAGCCCGCTGCGGTTTGTGACGCTTGACGAAGCCGACATCATCGTCAAGGAGCAGCGGTTCCAGAAGGTTATCGCCTACTCCTTGATGAACGGGGCCATCGAGCTTGTGCCCCCGCCGACCGACAACGTCGACATCGAGATGATCTACTACGGGAAGATCCCGGCTCTCTCCAACGCCAACACGACGAACTGGTTGCTGGCGAAGGCGCCGGACGTCTACCTCTACGGGGCTCTGACCCACGCGGCGCCGTTTCTGGTGGACGACCAACGGATTGCTGTGTTTGGTTCCTTCTACAGCCAGCGCGTCCAGGCGCTGAACGAAGAGGCCCAGAAGTCATTGACCAGCGGCTCCCCGCTGGTGGCTCGCTCCAGGAGGTTCTACTGATGCCCGGTCTGTCGAATTACGGCGAAAACCTCGTCCTGACGTGGCTGCTTACCGCCGGCACCGCCACCCGTCCCACGGCTTGGTACATCGCGCTCTACACCGTGGCGCCTGGCGAGGGCGGTGGTGGTACCGAGGTGTCCGGCGGCTCCTACGCGCGCACCGCGGCGACCTTCACCGTTTCCGGCACGGCGCCGACCGAGGCCAGCAACAGCGTGGCGGTCGAGTTCCCGACGGCTACGGCTTCCTGGGGCACTGTGGTGGCGGCGGCCATCCATGACGCCGCTACGTCCGGCAACATGATTGCCTTCGCCAACCTCGACACGTCGAAGACGATCGACAGCGGCGACGTGCTGCGCTTCAACGCTGGCGCCCTCGACGTCACGCTGGACTGATAGATGGCTGACTACGGCGTAGCAGACTACGGCGAAGGGCTATACGGCGCGGGGTATGTCCTCGACGCCAGCGCCACCTTCGCCTGCACGTCTGATGCGTCGTTCGCCGCGGTAAAGACGGCCAGCGCAGCAGCTACGGCGGCTGCGACGTCCGACATGACGGCAGACGGCCAGCGGGTCCGTCTCGCCGCGCTTCTCGACTCCATCACCTCTTCGATGATGGCGGCGGCCTCGAACACTGAGCTTGCCGCCGCGACCGTCAGCCTGACCTCGGTCATGGCTGCGGCGGGCCAGCGGGTGCGAGGGGTTGCCGAGACGATCCCCGTGACGTCTGGGGCCGACTTCGACGGTCAGCGAGTACGCCAGGCCTCTGCTACGGCCGCGATCACGTCGGATGCCACGGCTGACGGCTACGTCGCGTTCCTGTCGAGTGCCACCTTCGCTATTTCCTCTGACATGGTGGCGGACGGCCAGCGGGTGCGGCTGGGGGTGGAAACCATCCCCGTCCAGGCCAGCATGGTTTCGGCTGGAACCGCCACCTTTAGTGCGGTAGAAGGGATACCGCTTGTATCTTCTTTCACCGCCTCGGTGCGAAGGGTCCGCCCCGTTTCCGAGCTGATCGTCGTGACGGCGGGGATGACGGCAAGCGCGAGATATCTGTGGGAGCCCGAGCCTGTGGCCCCAGAGACTTGGGTTCCGGCCCCTGTGGCTGGCGAGACATGGACGCCTAAACCCACGCCTGGCCAGGTGTGGGACAAGTTAAACTAGGAGGCGCGGATGCCTGATAGTTTTACGACGAACCTCAACCTGACGAAGCCCGAGGTTGGCGCTTCGCGGGACACCTGGGGTGGCAAGCTCAACACCGACCTCGACACGCTTGATGCGCTGTTCAACGCGGCTGGCAACGGCACGTCGGTGGGTCTGAACGTCGGGGCTGGCAAAACCCTGACGGTGGCCGGGACGCTGACGGTCAGCGGGACGGGGACTGTCGGCGGCGCTCCGATTGCCACGACGACGGGCTCTCAGACCCTCACGAACAAGACGCTGACGAACCCGGCGATCAACGGCTTCACCGGCGACACCTCCATCATCAACGTCGGCAGCGGCCAGTTCTACAAGGACGTCTCCGGCACCGTC